CTATGTTTTTGGGTGCATTAGGTATTAGACCATCTTACCCACTTGACACAGTTACTGATGCGGGGAATGTAACACCCCATACTATTTCGTTTACTAACCCAACATTAGGTATTACAACTGCATCCAATGTTGAAATCGGTGGAGCACTTGTTGTTGGTAAAGGTACCCTGGGTGGATCGAATTTGGAGGTGGGCGAAGCTAACCTATTCGTGAATACTCAACTGACACGCGTCGGTATTGCTACCGATCAGCCAGAAGCTACTCTCCATGTAAATGGTAGTCTTGAAGTAGATGGACCTTTGACATTTGGTATAGTTAACGTTGCCGCCCAATATGGACTTGAAGCAATTACCGCTGTTAGTAACACTACACCACTAACTATTGAACTTCAAAATGCAGATACATCCCTTGTGACTACGGGAAATGTTGAGGTGGGTGGAAACGTAATCACTAACAAAGATCTCACGGTTACAGGTAATGTAACCACCAACAGTGATCTCACTGTTGCGGGAAATGTATTTTACAAAAAAAATCAAGCCATGACTATCAACGTGGACTCCAACGTTGTCGCCGAGTACACGGGACCCCACGATCGACCCCTGCGGAAGTACCCGGAGGTGGCTTTGACGTCGGCTTCACAGGATGGGTATGTGGTAACACAATCAAATCAAGATACTGTCAATTCATATTTTGCGTACGAGGCATTCAATGAAATCACAAATACGACAAGCGATATTTGGTACACCGGCGATTTAAGTCATTATAATACATCAGATGGGTCAGCTACGGGAACTGCACCGCAATTGGACTCAGGCTCTAACACAGATCGTGGTGAGTGGATAGCACTAGAATTACCTAAATCTATCAAACTCGATTCATTCAAGTTGTGGAGACAAGATAATTGGGAACATCATCACCCCGTCAGTGCCACTTTGTATGCGAAAAAAATATCCAGTGATTCATGGACTGAAATTTACAGATATGATGATATAAATTCACCGACGACGGGGACGACGAATCCTGTGACTCCGGGACATTTTAACGTCAACTCGCAAGTATTTTACAGGTTTTTTGCTTTTGTGGTACGGAAACGCAGCGGAGGTGCCTCCAACGGTCCAAACCGGGGGATAGGCATAGCCGAGCTCGAATACTACGGCTACGAAGAAGGCAGTGGCTCCCTAGACACCACCCTAAAGACCGTGTACAACGTGCCGGCGACCACGGGGACCCAGTTGGACGTCTACTATGATGGGCAAGACTATGGACCCAGCGTCCCAACTTCCATTACAAATAAAACTGGTAATGGAAACAATACATCTATAGTTGGAAGTGGCATAGGTTTCGATTCGACATATAAGGCGTTCACGTTTGATGGAACATCGAATGGTAAAATTGTGGGGACACATGATTTTAGTGGTGATGCATCCCCAGTGCTCACGATGTCTTTCTGGATGAAACGAACAGCTGTAATGGGAAGTTATGATTACATAGCTACGATAGGTACTGCGGCTACTGGTCAGATGATTGGACTTACGACAAATCCTAGCAATCAATTTAATTTTGGTAATGAAGGTGATGGTGTTATTACGGATGAAGCTATTTTACTTGACCAATGGTATCACGTCACACTTGTTGCAAACGGTGAAGCCGCCTTTAACTCTACAAATTTCAAACCATACATAAATGGAAAAGAACCGAAATTATCTAGTTACGGTGGAGATAGTACGACGAATCTCACTGGATCACAAGTAACACTTGGTACTAATAGTAATGGTGGGCAGCCATTTAAAGGTTCCATCGCGAACTTCCGTCTCTACTCCAAGGCTCTCAATGCTGGGCAGATCCAAGAGCTTTACGACTACCAAAAAGACTATTTCTTGGGGTCCAAGTCCCAAGTGACCCTGTACAAGGGACACTTGGGTGTGGGGGTCACTGAACCCTCGGGGCAACTCGAGTTGGCGGGGGATGAGAGGCTCCAAGAGTATCCTCCTAGGGGGATGACGGGTTACGAAACCCTAATGGAAGGTCATGGAACGTTCCGTGTTCTTGAAAGTAGTTCTTTTACAGTTTCAGCAACGGAGGATTACTTGGGTTGGGAAGCGTTTGACAAAAATCTCGGCACGATTGTTTACATGATTGGTGACTCTTACGACGGAAGTACTGGTAATTACACTGGTAGTAATCGTTTAGCTTCCGAAACCGCAAAAGGAGCCTATTTAGTTCTCGAAATGCCGTATAAAATATATCCAAAACAGGTTTTTCAATATGCTCGAAACAATAACGCTAATAAGGTAAACAAAGCAATTTATTACGGAAAGGCTGACCCAGAGGACCCCTGGACAGCCATACACTATCAAAATACACCCGCACCAAGTGCAGCTGAACCGTATAGAGGTATAATTAATTCTGATGTAGCTTATCAATATTTGGCTATAGTGGTCATAAATGGTGCTACAACTGTAGCTATATCCAATTTAGCATTCTTCGGCACCCCCGGTCCCACGACCCTCGATAAGGGTTCGCTGAGCCTCACCAGGTCCCTCGATGTGCCTCGCATTTCGCGGTACGATGTTGATACGGAAACCCCGAGACCCGAGAAGTTAATTTTCGATTACGATACCAGTGTGAATTCGAGTCCTACAGATATCTCGGGGAAGGGGAATCACGGAACATATTACGGTAATGCTTATTATTCCGAAGCAGATAGGGCGTTTAAGTTTGATGGAACCAATGATACTGTTTATGTTGACCGCAACGGTAGTTCTCTGAACGGTTTCCCTACAGGTGATGCGACTTACACTATGTCGTGCTGGATGAAACCGCATGTATTGGGTACGGATTCTGCTATATTCTACTTTGGAAGTCAGTGGACTAGTCACCAATTAGCAGGGATGTATTTTAGCTCAGGAAATGCAATAAATATGGATGTAGGTGCATACAATATCACTACTGCGTCGAATATCCTTAAAGCCAACGAATGGGCACACGTAGCCATAGTGAAGCGAGGAACAGGGAATGTCAACAACACACACAGTTGGGGTAGTATTTATATAAACGGTGAGGAGGTTCCTACGACTATTGGCGCAGGGGGTGGTCAGCAGGGACTTCAGACCGTAGACAATTTATCGATAGGTTCTAACTTTAACGGGACACCCGGTAGTTTCGGAGAGGATTTTGATGGATGTATTGCCAAACCCCAAATATGGAGTGTACCCCTTGAAAATTCAGAGATCCGCAAACTCTACCGTCTCGGCCGAACCGGGCGGTCCATGGTCATCAGTGACACAGCCGTTGGGATCGGGAAGGCTCCCGAGGCTCAACTGGATGTGAAGGGAGTTATTCGAGGACCTGGATTATCCATACAGACTGTAAGTTCTACAAAAACAGATACATCATTCTTTTCAGGTACTACGGTAACAGATATTGGTGGGTTATCTATAACTATACAACCTAAATTTGCAAATAGTAAAATATATGTCGGTTACCATATACTGTATGGAGGGTGGGGTAGAAACTTTTTTATACTAAAGAGAACACAGGGTTCAAGTACTACATATTTTTGGTCAGACTTAGGACCACTCGATCATGCGTCTTCAAGTAGAGCCACAACCACAGATGCATTTGACAATAACGATGGTAGTACTAGATCTGCATCATTTTTTACGTTAGATGATGCGAATAGTCTAGAACCAATCACGTACACGGTTCAGGGTTGGACGTACCATTCTGTATATTATGTATGTGTAAATAGAGCTTATAATGAAGGAGCTGCTGGTAATGAATCGTACTATGGACGCGGAGTTAGTAGCATAACAGCACAAGAAGTGTGTCAATAATTATCTCCTATAAAATTAAATATGGTCGATATAGGTTTTGTCATAGCAACGTACTACCCGGGACAGGGTTTTTATATAGATAATAATGATTATGAGATGTTAAAATGGTACGAAGAAAACACCCTCCCAAAACCAACCCTTGAAGAAATAGAAGAAAAATGGAACGAACATTTGACAGCACAACCACTAAAGGAACTCCGTCAAAAGCGGGACAAGCTTCTCGCAGAGTGTGATTGGGTAACCCTCAAAGCATATTCTACACAAAAAGTCGTACCTAAAGCGTGGCGTGATTATATGCAAACCCTCCGTGATCTTCCCGCTAATACTGAGGATCCAGTAAATCCTGTTTGGCCCACACCTCCTCAATAAATACATTTCTCTTCCAAAGTGTGACCCACTTTGTAAGAAAAAACCTCACTCAATAGTAGATATGTCGTATTACGTCACGAATGAGAACTCATTCTTGGACATTAAGAACGCACATCTACGTGTCACAGGAAACGTACATACGGATGTTCTCAAAGTAGGTTCCATTGGATTTCAACCAGCCGGTTCGAATATCTCAGGCACCGTCAACTTTACGAACGTCACTACAGGTGTCACTACAACATCCAACCTCGATGTTGGTGGAACGCTTAATCTCGGAACTATCGAGTTATCCGCATCCACACATACACTAGATCATATAACAGCTCGTGGAAACGTAACATCTACCACCGTGCAATTCGATAATGCGACGACGGGATTGGTAACGACTTCGAATGTGGAAGTAGGTGGAGAACTCACTGTTAATGGAACCGTCGATCTACTCTCTGTGTCCAACGTGGCTTCTATAAAGAAGGATTCTAACGTCGTTACGGAGTTTCCTCGGTCGAAGAAACTCATAAAATTTCCAAGAGTGGCCATCGCAAACGGAAGTACCATGGCCACTAGTGCTGGTATACAAACACCCGGTTTATCGGGGTCTCAAGACGGATTTGTAGCAACTTCAAGTAGTAGTTGGGGTGGTGGTGGTACAGATTCACGCGGTGCTTGGTGTGCATTTGATGAAGGTACTAGCAGCACGACATATAAAGTATGGCAATCGGGTAATTATTATACGGCTGCTACCCCTGGTGTATATAACCGTAGCCCACCACAGTCACATACAGCGGATGGGGTAAATTACGAGGGAGAGTGGATAAAGTTGGAGCTCCCCTATAAGATAAATGTTTCTACAATTGAAATAAACTCAGCTGGATACACTACCTTAACTAGTCATGTTGGTGGACGACCTTATGAAGGTGCTATTTTAGGAAGTAATGATGATACTAACTGGAGTTTATTAAAAACATTTTCAGATGGGTTAGATTGGACAACGACAACTGTGGCTCAAGGTGCAAGTAGAGCGACATTAACACCTAATACGAACACAACAAACTATTATAGATACCTTATACTCGTAATTAACAAAGTTGAATCTGATCGTACAACGGTTGATATAAATGAAATCAGATACTACGGCTACCTCGAACACGATACCGACGCACACGGAACTGATGTGGTGGTCAAGTCGGTTCCTAATGTTCCGAATACGGATTGGTTGGAAGTTTACTATGATGGACAAGATTACACATCCGTCGTCACAAATATAGATAATAAGACAGGTGCGAGTGCACAAGATGCCACTATAACCACTTCAGGTAACATAACGTTCGATTCTACACACGGGGCGTGGAAGTTTGGTGGTGATAATACGAGAACTGATACGTTTATTGCAACATTACCTTCAACATTTCAGGGTAATCAGGTACATAGTGTTTCTACTTGGTTTAAATATGATGTATTGGGGGATGATGCTATCTTTAGTATATCGCCTAGCGGTGGTGAAGGAACGGATAATAAGTCTATAGGTGTTAGATTAAATACTGGTCAAACGTATCATCTTCGTTATTATCATTGGGGTAATGATATTTTGGTGAGCTTTCCTTCTACACATCCCATGTTACCTTATACGTGGTATAACTTAGTAGTAACATACAATGGGGATATTTACAGCAGGCATAGGGGTAAATCTGTATATATAAACGGTGAAATTTGTCAATTTATAGCCGAGACGACGACGGGTACTCTTAACCTCGACGGTGGCGACCAATTACAGTTGGGTAGACGAAATTATTCCAACGGTGATCGCTTTTTCGGTTCCATAGCTAATTTCAGACTCTTCAATCGAGCTTTATCCGAGGATGAAATTTATCAATTGTACGCCTATCAAAAGAAACATTTTGGTCATGGAGACCTCTCCTTGACCCTCAAGGCTGGGCGACTTGGAATTGGGACCTCGGAACCAAAAGCCACACTTGATATACGAGGTGAAGTTTTGATAAACGGGTATCAGTTAACATCTATGTACCCTGGTTTTGCAACAGGTGGTGATGACGTGTATGATATTGATGGATATCGTATTCACGTGTTTACAACAAGTGGAACATTTGTGGTACCCGGTAACAAAGTAGTAACGGATATATTACTTGTGGGTGGAGGAGGTGGCGGCGGTCAGGATAACGCAGGTGGTGGAGGTGCGGGTGGTTTAATTTTTAAGCCGGGTCATACATTTGAAGGAAGAAGTGCAAGCAATGGAAGACATGGTGCATATACTATCGTTATTGGGAGTGGTGGAG